GCCACATGGATGGTTGGGCTATTGACTGCTCTTCTTCTGCTCACACTCCTTACGAAATATGTCAGCTTGTTATAAAAGCAGGCATCAAATTTGATCAGCTCATACACGAATACGGTCGGTGGATGCACGTGTCGTTTGCGCCTGAGATGCGCCAACAAGAGCTGACTATCTTTAAGCCAGAAGGCAAGTACAAGCAAGGCATCCTAACGGAAGCCCAGTACCACGCTTAGTCTTTTTCTACGCTAAACCAGAGTACGGCAATGATTATTCCGACTCCGACAATAGCGCCAGACAACAACAAAGCAATGATGATTAGTATGCTTTCAAACATGGCTATCTCCTAGTTCTTTAAGGCGTTCCTCAAGCCTCCTGATGCGTTGGCGGTTGTACTCCACAACGCTGTTGGCATACTCTAAAGACTGCTCTGCTTGCATCTTAGATATGTAAGCCTCTCTTAATTCCTTGTTGATGATTTCTTCCAAGGTTCTTGGTCGCAAAACATCACGGATAAAGTTAACCAGTATTTCTCTGTTAGTCATAGCATGGCGTAGTTGCGTTTGGATGGCTTGATTCTGTCAGCCAAAGCATAGACATAAAACCGTTTGGGCTTTACGCTCTTTTTAGCCATTTCGCGCTCTGCTGTTAGCGCCTGTTGGCTCTTTGAGAAATCCCAAAACTTTGGGTAATAGGTCTTAAAAAAGTCGGGGTGGAAGGCGTTCATTTTTTTTCCTTTATGTCGTAAAACCAATCATCTCCTGTTGACCACTTGCGTGTCCCGTCTACTGTCCACAACCTTTGCGCTGCTTGGAAGTCTGGGAACTTTGTCTCCGTAGGGATAAGGCTCTGGTCATACCATAGGCACCTATTGTTTGGTTGACAAGCAAACTGCCCGTTTTCCAAAGCAATCCAGTTAAAACTCTTATGCTCTTCTGCTTGTTCTGTAAAGCCCGTATCCAATGTCATTTCATCAGCACAGAAGTCCACGGTAAACAAGTAGCGCCCAAAATGCCATTGCTTGTCTTTGCCTAAGAACTTCACGCCCAAGTTACGCAAGCCAATCTTCTCAATGATGGTGAAGCGATAGCCCATACAGTCCCATAACTGCAAGGTGTCTATGGGAAGGTTACCAGCCTCTTTGTGCCACACATAGGCATGGATGGGTAGCTTGTCATACAAAGCGCCATAGTTAGGCAGTAGTGACTCAATGCGAAACACCTGACCTCGCAAGGCTTTAAGGCTAACCCAGATCGCAGGCTCCAACTCGCCATGCCCTTTGTGATCGTTGTATAGGAACTCACGTTTCACAAAGCATTTCATGGGGGGCAACGATGCCACTATGTAGCTCATGCGTTGAGTTCCTTTAATCTGGCTTCTACTATCCTGACAACGTATATGTAGTTAGCAAGGTCAAGAAATTTAATATCTTCTTCGGTTAACCCAACCCAAGGCTTTTTGTATTCTTGGATGTCATCATCTTCTTCTATCATTTTTTGTTCTCCAACTTGGCTAGTCGATCACCCAACTCGCGTATCAACATCCGAGCAATGGTTAGTTCTTCCATGATTGACTGGTATTTGTCCATCTGGCGAATGCTTTCTTTCCGCACAGAGCTTTGCTCCATTGCGCTAAAGACTTCGCGCTCTTCTGGTGTTTCAATCATATTTCTCCAATCATTTTCTTAATTGTGAATAAGTCTTTGTACTGAGGGTATAGGGCTATCCATAACCGAGCGTAAAAAGCAATGTAATCGTTACTTATCTTGAAGTCTTCGCCTGTGGTGAGAATAGAAACCTCCCAACGGATTCGGTTGATGATTAGCCAATGGCTGATCTTTTTCCTACCCCGTTGGATAGCTTCTAGGGAGAACTTCTCAAAGTATTCCCAGACGGCAGGGTTGGCTTTATGCCACTCCCACCAATCCTTCTTGCGTTGCTCAAAAGTCAATGTCGAGGTCATCTTTGGATGCTTGTTCTTTTGGCTTGTTCATGTACGCCCAACCTGACCAACCACCATCAACAACTGGCATACAGTCAAACTTGATCATTGGTCCATTTTTGGTGTCGATCACCGATCCAATACGCATATAACGGTTCTTTTCCTGACCGTCTTTGTTGGTGTATTTACCTGTGATAACGCTGATTTCGTATTGGGTTTTAGACATTTTTTGCTTTCAAGTTGGTTAATTTATTTACTTTGTCATCCAGTTCGGCAAGGAACTTGATAATCTCTTCTTCTAGCATTGCTACATAAGGCGCATCAAACTCGACACGCTTTACAAACAATTGAAGGTCTTGGGGTAGGCGTGGATCGAAGGATACGAAGTCTGCCCATTGACGCTCACAACAGCGAAGTTGCCACTGAATTTGCGGAATGTATTTGGATGGCACCTTGTCAGCTAATAGGGTATCAATGTGCGTACTGCTCTGAGGGCATTTGCATTCGATGGCTCCAAAAAGCGAAACAAGACCGTCAGGACTAGCGCCTGCCATCTCAATCGTTGGATGGTTAACAAACCCTACGGTTTCAACCAAGACATTGGTGGCGTTCTCGTAACAACTGATTGCTAGGGCTTCGTTGTCCACACCCCATTGCATGGCACTGTTAGTAAACGATTCACCTTGTTGACCAGTGAGGCGCTCACAGATCAATTGCGCCATGTAGTTATCACGGCTTGCGCTGTAACCCGTCTTGGTCTTGGCGATCACATCTGCTACTCGTGAGGCGGTTACCTTGCCCAGACGGGCTTTAAACCATTCCTCGGTGCGTTGTTCTATTTGTTCAGTCATTTAAATCTCACTTGTATAAAAGGTTTTTGATGTAGTAAAACTGTCGGACTTAGGAATTGCAGAAAATTGATCGCTCAAATCAGATAATTTTTGTTTAGCTTCAGAAACTAAAAACTGAAGTGTTTTAAGTTCTGACTTAGCCAAAGAAATTTTGACGCATAGTATTTGTCGTGCGTTGGAGTTATTTCCATCCCATTGTGTGATTTTCATGTTTCTTTTGCTTTCTATCATTTGAGTTTCCTTTTCATCATGTCTTTCGCTGCCGTTACTGCCTCTAACCATTCCTTATCAGTCCCTGCGGACTTGTAAGCCTCTTTAAACCGTGTTTGTAACTCTTCCAAGGTGGTGGACTCACTAATAGCGGTCAGGTGGTCTTGCATCAGGTTATGGTTAGCTTTTTCTTCTTTGGCTACTGGTTTCTTTGTGGCAGCGTTACCGTCATCATCTTCTGGGGCTTGCGATGTGGCGGCCATCAAAGACGCTCGACGGATGTAAGTCAAACACGACATGAACCCTTGGGGATCGTGCTTGGGTGCTGGGAAAAACAGCTTTCCACAATCTAGGCGCTCACCTGACTCGTGGAGAAAACTAGTCTCACAGATGATGCCATCTGGGTGTTCTGATGTGGTCTGAAATAGGAAAATGCCGTTGTCATTTAAAGCCCCTACAACGCTGTCAACGCAAGATGCTAGGTCAACATACTTGGAACGGAAATGAGGGTTTGTAGCGTTCTTTAAAGCAGGCGCAAATTGACGCTGTGCTTTGACTAAAGCTGTGGCGATGTTCTTCATGGGTTTCCTTAGTAGTAAGAGTAGCGAGGACCACAGGTGACCTCGACAATGGTTTCAACTGTGTAGCCACCAATTCTGCGTTTGGCATAGATGGGTATGGCACGAAGACCAGAGGTCTCGCATTGTTTAACAGCGTCTATAACTTCGTTACGCGCCATTTGCTGAACCTTGGCATCAACAATTAGTTCTTGGTCTGGTGGTTTTGGTGTACCCAAGGTGGAGCAGCCAGCAGTCACCAAAGCTGCCCAACAAAGTATGGTGTATGTGATCATTTTCATTTATTCCCCCATTACCAAAATAGCCAAGATAAAGCCTGCGCCAAAGCCAGACAACCAAAAGATCACCTTGTCAGCAAGGGAAGGAGTGGTGGTGAATGGACCTTCAATGCCGTGTTGGGTGTATTTACTGAGTTTCATGCAAGTTCCTTTTTGAGTTCGTATGCGTCAATCATTGCGGAGAGTTTGTTTTCATAGGCTTCTTCTTGGCAAGCCTTGGCGTACTGGCGTTCAAAGTCTTGGATAACCTTGTCGCTTAACATTTCGCTTATCTCGATACCACCGACATAAGCAAACATGAGGTTTTGGGAATAGGGGTCAAAGAAGCAATCCACATCAATGATGTAGTCGTAATCGCAGACCATGCGTTCACAGTCGGTGTGTTCTAGTGCGTAGTTCATGCTTATACTTTTGGATAAAAAGTTACAACATCACTTGGAATATGAATGGTTGCTTTAACGCCAAGTTCTTTTGCTAAACCATCAGCCCACAAAGAAATTCTTTTTTCTGTAAAAGGTTCGCCAAATTCCCGTTCAAGCAAATACAAACTGATACTTGCTTCTTCGCCATTTAAAACTTTATTTGAAATCCATGATTTGTAGTTCATAGCAATGCCTTTGGTAAATGGGGCTTGCGCCCCGTTTGGTTTAATAATCTTGACCAGCTTGTGCGGGTTGTGCGCCCAAGAACTGTGTGTTAAATGGGGCGTTATGTTTCCATACTGTCACCTCATCAACAGTCCATTGGTAAGGTTGTGAAAGAGAAATGTTTTCTGTGCGAGCAACTTCCCAAGGAATGATGACTTGCATTAGTTGGTCACCATCCATGTCTAAAAATGGTGGGATGTACTTAGCAGACTCCCAACGCTGAAGCACTTTTTTAAAACTATAAAAGCCATAAGGAAAACGCAAGACTAAGCCCTGTGGAGAATCGCCAATAACTCCAACATTGAGGGTTTGTGTTAGTGAATTCATGCTGTCACCTCTTTCTTAGCATCGATGCGTTTAAATAAGTCTGCTTGTTTGCTGGTTTCGCACTTCACGCATTGATACTGGTCTGCCTTAAATTCAGACCAACTACCTGACATTGGTGTACGCAGTATGTTTCTACCGCAAGCAGTTCTGGATGTCATGCCAGAACCGTATTTGTTTAAATGCATTACTCTCATTTCTAACTCCTTAAAAGACCCCTACGATTTGTTAGGGCATGATTTATTATAAGATAGATTAAGTGTTTTATGTAGGGACTTACCCTAATGTGGTGTTTAGACAACTTATGTATAATTTTGCTTATGGACAAACAAAAGTTTATTGCATTAGCAGGCTCACAGCGTGATCTTGCCAAGTTATTAGGTATTAGCCAAGCTGCTGTTTCTATGTGGAAAAAAGTTCCGCAACAAAGGATATGGCAGTTGCAGTTGCTTAAACCTAGTTGGTTCAGTTAGTTTATAATTTTGTAAACATGGCTAGGGTAGCTCCCGAAAAGACGATTCTGATACCGTCCTGCCAGTAATGTTTCAGTATCAGCAACCTATATCAGTAAGGTTAAACAGTGGCAACACTAACTCTAAAAAAGCCTAAGCCTACGCTTGCGGCAGACAAACCAACCCAAAATTTAATCGGCAAATTTGCTGTTATGCGCCATGCAAGGCATACGCACAGCATCCGTTTTACTTGTGTCCATGACACACAGGAACTAGCTGAAAAAGAGGCTAAACGCCTTTTACTTGATGCTCCAACAGAACGATATTTAATTGTTCATGTGACAAGTGGAGTCGAGTAATGCACTACTACCAGTTCAACATTGGTGACTACATCAAGAACACTTTACATCTTTCTGTTGAAGAAGACATTGCATATAGGCGGTTACTTGATTTTTATTACGACTCTGAACAACCAATACCCACCGATATCCCAAAGGTTTCCCGTAGGTTAAGGATGGGTTCTGATGTTATTCAATCTGTTTTAAATGAGTTTTTTGAATTAACCGAAAGTGGTTACAGAAATCACAGGGCAGATTTAGAGATTGCTAGTTACCAAGAGTACATGGCAAAGCAAAAAGTTAACGGTAGCAAGGGTGGTAGACCAAAGAAAACCCAACAAGAACCCACCGCTAACCCAGACTTAACCCAAAATAACCCTAAACACTCCCAACAACCAATAACCATTAACCATAAACCAGATATATCTATATGTCCACCTAGCGGTGAACCAGAGATAGGAAATGGTTTACCAAAATGTAATCACCAAGGGGTCATAGACCTTTATCACAAGCACTTACCAACACTACGCAAAGTAGAGGTATGGAACGATGCTCGTAAAGGCTACTTACGGCAAAGATGGCGTGAGGTTGCTGACGAACTATCCAAGACCAAGGAAATAGGCTCACCAGACATTCTTGGTTGGTTTGCAGAGTTCTTTGACCACATAGGAACATCTCGGTTCTTGACAGGCAAGGTCAACAGCAAAGATGGTCGGGCTTTTGTGGCAGACCTAGAGTGGATTCTTAAACCCAGTAACTTCGCAAAAATCGTAGAAGGAAAATATCATGGCACTAACTAATTTTAAAAACAACCAAAGTCAAGATAACGGTTTTGACGAAATGCAACGTTTGATGTGTTCGGTACAAGGCTGCCCAAGTCGGTGGTCAGTCCACATAAGCGGTGATAAGCCTAAGTGTTCTAAGCACCAGTGGGAAAAGAGTTCTTCCGATTACAAGAAGCCTATCGTTGCCAAGCCTGTCAGCCAGACCGTACAACAGTGGTACGAGAAGGAAGACTTTTGAAAGTTCTACCTATCAAAAACGAAGAGACTGAACCTTGGTTGCTTCAAAAGCACTATGCCAAGCGTATGCCACAGATTATGTTTGCCTTTGGTCTATATGAGGAATCAAGCCTTGTTGGTGTCATTACCTATGGAATACCCGCCTCGCCCGCCTTGTGCATGGGTATCTGTGGGAAAGAATATTCCAGTAAGGTATTGGAGTTAAACAGGGTTTGCTTGGAAACTAATGAAAAGAATTGGGCATCATTTTTGGTGGCTAACAGTATGAAGCTATTGCCCAAGCCATCAATTGTGGTTTCTTATGCAGATACAGCCCAAGGCCATGTAGGTTATGTATATCAATCGACAAACTTTTTGTATACGGGGTTATCTGCCAACAGGGTTGATTGGACTATTAAAGGCCAAGAGCATAAACACTCAAAAACAATAAGCGATGGCATGACTCTAGAGGAGATCAAGGCAGAACATGGAGATGATTTTTATTACACGGAACGTTCTAGAAAACACCGATATATTTACTTTGTTGGTAATAAACGAGATAAAAAAGAACTTAATTTAAAACTCAAATATTCCGTTATGCCATATCCCAAGGGAGATTCAAAACATTATGACTCTGGCGGTATTGTTAATAAACAGGAGCTTTTATTTGTATGACCAAGACTGAAGCCCATGCCATCCTTGACCGCATCAAAACCCATAGAGAACCCATGTCCATATTTGTCACAAATCAAGCCTTATATGCAACAGGTGACCTTTGTGGAGTATTTAGCCAACCACTACGCTCTGATGGCAATGAACAAAGCAACGTTAGACCATGCCAGACACATGAGCAAAGCGCTGAAGTCGGATTTTCCTACTCTGGCTACCTTGATAGTCCAACGAATTAATGAGCTAAAAAATGATTCGCAGAGCAACTCTTGAAGATATGACTTATATCGTGAGTCTTTCCAAAAAGGAAAGTCTGTGCCTTGGGTTTATTCCTAAAGTAGCTTATGAGGCTGCTATTACTGGGTTTAAGGGTGGTAAGAGATGGAGTAATACCTGTAACGACAAACTGTTTGTTTGTGTGGAAAACAATGAATTGGTTGGGTTTGTGATGTTTAGCTACGGCAAGTATTCCAAGGTTAACCAGATTTGCATCCAAGAAGATGCCAGATTAATCCAACGGGGTCAGGCGTTACTAAGCGCGGGCATAGCGCATGGAAACCTTAGAGGCATAGAAGACTTTGCTTGTGGCTGTGCCGATGACTTGCCAAGCAATTTCTTTTGGAAGCAAATGGGATGGGTCAAGGTGGGAGAACGCCAAGGCATAAGCCACAAAAACACATGGAAAGAGACTTCCAAGCGCAAAGTAAACATTTATCGCTACATGACTAGCAGTTTATTTATAAATGATTTTGGGTTGATATTGCCTAAGAAAGATGTGACATTGGTTGTTTAAAGGAACTACATGAGCAAAGATGAAATGATTGAAATGCTGAAAATAGCAAACTGCGACATAAACACCATTATCTTTGCCATCAACGCATGGGAAATGGGATACGAACACGCACAAAAGGAACAATATGACGCTAGTAGTGACATTCTCGGTTGATGGCGATCCAGTACCGAAGGGCAGACCAAGGTTTGCTAGACGGGGAACATTTGTCCAGACCTACACCGATTCCAAGACTTTGGAGTACGAAACCCTAGTAGGGTTGAAGGCAAGGCAAGCAATAGGGGCTTCAGAACCCTTAAAAGGGGCTTTAACCGTGTTTTTATACCTTCGCTATGCCGTTCCCCCATCCTATTCAAAAAAACGCAAGGTGGCTTGTTTAAGCGGTCAGGAATATCCCAAGCGCCAAGACATAGATAATTGCTACAAAAGCATTACTGACGCAATGAATGGGATTGTTTACTTGGATGACAGCCAGATAGTGGAGGCGCACATCACAAAGGTGTATCACGAACAAGGTGGGGCTAATGTGATGGTGCAAGAAAAATGAAGTTCTTGCTTACATCTGAGGAACAAGCGAAAGCGTTGATGGTCAATTTATGGCCTAAAGTACTGACGGCATTGAGTGCAGACAAGCATTTGGTGTTGGAAATCAAGGCAACGGACAAGACCAGAGAACAAGAGTTGAAGTATCACGCCATGATTGATGAGATAGCTAAACAAGCAAGCCACATGGGTGCCAAATGGTCTGGTGAGGATTGGAAAAGGTTATTGGTTGACCAGTTCTGTAAGGACAACGGAATAAAAACAGGCGTAGTAATCCCTAATTTGTCGGGCGATGGCATTGTGCAACTAGGGATGCAAACACGCAAGTTCACCAAAGAGCAAGCAAGCGACTTTGTGGAATTCTTATACGCTTGGGGGGCAGAACATGGCATCAAACCCTAAGTTTAGTTATTACAGGAGCAAAGCGCACCTAAAGAATGTGGCAGAACTGCCCTGTCAGCACTGTGGAACGGAAGGGCAAACACAGGCAGCTCACAGTAACTGGGCAAAACACGGCAAGGGAAGAGGAATAAAGGCAAGTGATGAGTTCACGGCATCACTTTGCTATTCTTGCCATGCCGAACTGGATCAAGGGATGTGCTTATCGAAAGAGGAAAGGCAAATGATGTGGGATAACGCATATGCCAAAACTTTGGTAGAGTTACAAAAGCGAGGGATAAAATGCCAAGACAAATAGGGATAAAGTCTCTATCTGTGTTGGTAACCGTAATGAGGGTTAGCGCCTCATGCCCTTGAACTGTACAAATACCAAGGCGGACGAACACCACTGCTTTATGTGAGCGGTTATCAACTTCAAGTAATGAAAAAGCATTAGTAAGGCAGAACGGTATTGGGATTAGGTAGGAGAGAGTAGAAGAGATTGGTAAGCAGTTGCCAAGTTTAGGTAGGAGTGATCAAGATGGATTGACGCTTCTACGCTTTTTAGACTAAGACACAAAAAAAGAGAATAGACAACCAGATCGCTTTTCGTTGACAATTTGATATAAATACGCACACGCACGAAGGGAATATGCAAAAAACAGCAGTAAAACGCTCGGTTGGCAGACCAGTTGAGTGGGAAGAAGATAACCCCGTCTGGGAGGAAGTTGTCTCACGCATGGCTACGGGCAAGAGTCTGTCTTCTGTGCTGAGAGAGCCTGGTATGCCACCGTGGGCTACCTTTAACCGAATGCTGAGAAGCAATGAGCAACTACGCGCTGTCTATGACAAGGCGGTGCAAGACAGGGCTGACAAGCTAGCAGACGAGATCATTGAGTTATCAGACGCTGAGATGCCAGAAGGCTTACGCGGACCAGAGGCAAGCGCTTGGGTGCAGCAGAAGAGGCTACAGGTAGACGCTAGGAAGTGGGTAGCCAGTAAGCTCAAGCCTAGAACCTATGGTGACCGCATTGATGTCAGCGTGGTAGACCAACGCATTAGCGTAATAGACGCTATCAACGAGGCACAAGCTAGGGTTGAATACGACAGAAGCAATGTGACTGACATAGAAGCGAAGAACGAGAACTAAAGCATATGGCTACTTTACACTATGTTCATTATGTAAAGTTATTTATGGGTTATGCACAGGCTTGTAAGCATGATTGTGTGTAACTCCAGAGATATTCCTGTCAGTGTTGACAACTTGGCACATGGTCTGTGGATAACTCTGTTAGTTAGCGCCTACTCACATTACCCTTCAAAAAGTCGAGGGGGGGTAGGTCCCGTGAGGAAAGGTCACAGGAACGGTAGTAACGTGAACAATTTTTATTTTTTTTATATTAAGATCGCCCTATGCCCGTAAACAACGCATTGACTCCAGAAGGCTCTAACGCGCTAGGTGTGGCGTTTGGGTACTATCCGCAACTTAGACGTAACCGTCAGTTCAATGATCCTCAAGCGTCTGTTGAGATGCCTTTACAGTTCTTGAGGGGTAGATTGGCTACTACTATGGGTACGCCTTCAGACATTATGAATATGTTTAGGTCTCCTAATCCGATGGAGGTTTATGGGGATGTGAACTACGCTCCACAGCAACAAGTCCCTTACGGTAGCCAAGAGTTGATGCAGACATTGCCTCTACCGCCACAAGGTCCTGCCCAACAACTTGCTGGGAATGTCGGGGCTGTTGTGCCATTAAGTCCTGCTGAGATACTCCAAGCGGCTAGGGTTGCGAGACAAGCGGCTCTGGCTGGGGGCAAGGTTGCTCAAAAGGGTGCTAGATTGGTGGGCGAGGAATTGAACGCTGCCATGATGGGTGAGCGTCAAGGTACTATGTTGGGTGCGGTTACGCCTCAACCTATGTTTGCTTCGCCTCCTTCTAAAGCTAACTTAACCCCAAGTCTTCAGGTTGATGGCAAAGTTTTACCTGTAACTATGCACAAGTTAGAAGAAAAGGCGGGGAATCAAATAGTTAATATAAATCCAGAAACATTTGATAAAGCCTTTTCAAAAACCCAATGGCAATATGTTGGCAAAGGCGGTGAAGGCGGTATTGAAGGAAGATACAAAGGATTTGAAAATTGGCTTAAAGATGCAAAGTCAATGACCGCTAGTAATGTTTCTGTGAACAAAGATGGTGGGATAGTGTTTGGTGACGGAAGACATAGATATGCCGTTTTAAGAGATATGGGGCTTGATAAGCTTCCTATATCTATGGATAAAGACTCAATTAAGAACGCTAAAAAGTTTGGTTATATAGCAGATGAAACATCTTTTCAATACCCACAACAAGAAGCCTTGCGACTAGCCCAAGAACGTGCGTCTTTACCTGTTGAACAAGGTGGGTTGGGATTGCCTAAAGACAATACGCCAGAGATGAGGGCTAAAGCGATGGGGTTTGAAGGTGGTTATGTACATGGAAGCCCTAATCCAAACATTACAAATTTAAAACCATCTATAACAGGCGCACAAGGTGAGGGAATTTATGCTACTAATTATTTGCCAGAATCTAATATGTATTCAGGAATAAAAGAAGGTGCAACCAATTACCCTTTATATGTAAATACACAAAATACACTAAATGTTGGTCAAAGCAATCCTTATGATGTTTTAGGATTTGATTTACAAGGTCAACTTACACAAAGACAAAAAAATTCAATTATTTCAAAACAAAAAGAAACGGAAGATTGGCTTATAAAAAATGGCGTACCTTTAATGCCTGAAAGAGAGCATTATGTTTCTAGATTACCCGAAAATTTTAGATCACGCTTTGCTGCCTTCGATCCATTCCGCAAAGATGTTGCAACGGCAACCGCAATGGGCGTATTAGCGCCAGACCTATTAGCTGCCCAACAAGACCCTTATTCCCAAAATGAAATGCGTAAGTTTATGCGTCAAGGGCGCTAATGCAACTGCCAATTTACAAGTCTGAAGAAGAACAAAAACTGATGGTGGAGCTTTGGTCTCCCGCCATCTCAGACGATCCAGAAGCCTTTGTGTTGTTTGCATTCCCTTGGGGGCAGAAGAATACGCCTCTGGCTAACTTTTCAGGTCCGAGGAAATGGCAACGAGAAGTATTGCGAGATATAACCACCCACATAAAGAAGCAAAAAGGCTTAATTGATTACGACACCATCCGCATGGCTGTCTCCTCTGGTCGCGGTATTGGCAAATCTGCCTTAGTATCTTGGCTTATCCTTTGGATGCTTACCACCCGTATTGGTGGATCGGTGGTAGTTAGTGCTAACTCAGAGAATCAATTGCGCTCAGTCACATGGGCAGAATTGACTAAATGGGCAGCCATGCTAATCAATAGTCATTGGTGGGAGATTTCAGCGACAAAGTTAATCCCCGCCCAATGGCTTACAGAACTTGTCGAACGCGATCTTAAAAAAGGCACAAGGTATTGGGCGTGTGAGGGCAAACTCTGGTCAGCAGAAAACCCCGACTCTTACGCTGGTGTACACAACCAAGACGGCATGATGCTGATTTTTGACGAATCTAGCGGTATCCCTAACCCAATCTGGGAGGTGGGTGCAGGCTTCTTTACCGAAAACACACCCGATAGATACTGGTTTGCCTTTTCCAACCCCCGTAGGAACGAAGGCTACTTCTTTGAGTGCTTCCATGCCAAACGAGACTTTTGGACATCTAAGATTGTGGACGCTAGGACGGTGGAAGACACCGACAAGTCTGTCTACCAACAAATCATCTCCGAGTATGGCGAGGATTCAAGCCAAGCCAAGGTCGAGGTGTACGGAGAGTTCCCATCCGCAGGCGAAGACCAGTTCATTAGCCCAATGATTGTGGATGACGCAATGAAAAGGGAAAAGTGGAAAGACTTAACCGCCCCTACCATTGTGGGAGTCGATCCAGCCCGTGGTGGCGCTGACTCCACCGTCATTGCTGTCAGACAAGGGCGAGACATTGTGGCGATCAAGCGCTATAAGGGCGAAGACACAATGGAAATTGTCGGCAGAGTCATTGACGCGATAGAGGAATACAAGCCTGCACTTACAGTCATTGACGAAGGCGGTCTGGGATATGGAATTCTTGATCGACTGACAGAACAGAGGTTTAAAGTGCGTGGTGTTAACTTTGGAAACAAGGCAAAACAGTCGCAAGCATTTGGCAACAAACGCGCTGAAATGTGGAACGACATGCGAAACTGGTTAAAATCTGCTAGTATTCCGTCAGATCGTCAACTAAAAGCTGATTTAACTGGGCCAACAAAGAAGCCCAATTCATCTGGCACGATATTTTTAGAGGGAAAGAAGGAAATGAAAGCACGAGGGTTGGCTTCACCAGACGCTGCCGATGCTATCGCTGTCACCTTTGCCTTTCCTGTAGCGCACAGAGAGTACACTGAACCTACTCACCGCATAAACTCTCAGGGCAGTTCAGTATCAACAAGTTGGATGGGTGCTTAGATATGGCAAAAAAAAGCGTTTCTTTGTCAGTAG